ACGACTAGTCCTGATACCTTGCTAAATATTGCTTCATCATCTGCACCTACTCTAAGAATAGAAAACACCGATAGTACTCTTGGGCTTAATCAGGTTATAGGAGCTGTAGAGTTTTACAAAACAGACACTAGTGGTGCAGGTGCAGGTGTAGCTGGTGGAATGCAACTACTTTCAACTTTTTCCACAGGTTCAAAAACTAGCCTTGCTTTTAGCACCTCTAACGCTTCTGGCAACAACGTAGAACGCCTTCGTATTGATGATTCAGGCAATGTTGGAATTGGAACGAGTAGTCCTACTGAAAAGCTATCAGTTTTAGGTGGTCATGTATCAGTAGGAGATAGCACAGGCGTAAGTGGAACAGAGTTTTTATTAGAAGGCTACAGAGAAATTTACAATGGAGCTAAATACGGAAACACAAGCATAAGGACAACTTATAACATAGGTTCAAATGCTTCTGATATGTTGTTCTACACAGCTTCAGGTGGCACGAATACAGCAGAAAGCATGAGGCTTACATCAGCAGGGCAACTTGCAGTAGGTAATTTAGGATATGGCACAGGTGTACTAGCTTACGATAGAGACCTTGGTGCACCTAACATGGGTATGAATATTACAGAAAACACTACATTTAATGATGCAAGTGGACATACCTTTACATCTAAACAAAATACTCATTTTGTACTTTATATTTCTGTTTCAGGAGTCGGTTTCGCTTCAATTCCTGCTTACCCTAATGGCGGTGGAGGAGTTGGATATAATTGGAATGTTTTAGACCCTGATAATGGAACTTGGTCATATGGTGCACCAACAATATCATTTACACTTTCAGGCTCTCCTTCAAACGCATTTTCAGTAGCTTTTGCTAATGGTTCAGGTCAAATTACAGTTACAAGAACATCAGGTTCGTCATTGTATAGAGTAGTATTTATGGAATTTTATCAACAATAGAGGTTAAAAATGGCAGTAAACTTAAATTATGATGTAGGGCAAATGAGAACATACTCTAACACAGATGCAACTAAGATTGTTAGATATGTTGAATTAAAATTAAATGGTAATAATAATGATAAAATAGAGTTTCAAACAAGAACTGTTGAATTATCAGAACCAAGCGATTATTCAAACTTTACAGACTACAATGCTTTATCAAAAGAACAGGTTATAACTTGGGCAAAAAATTCATTAGGAACTGAAGAGATTACAGCGTGGGAACTTGGTATCACAGAATGTTTAAATTTACCTGAAAATACAGGTACAGTTGAAAGCCCAGTAACGCAACCACTACCACCTGCATCTTGGACTAACTAGGAATAAAATGGCAATACTTGTAAAAACTATACAAGAACTAGAAGAAAGAATTACAACATTGGAGAACGCATAACATGGCAAACACCAAGATCACATCAAGAGTTATAGCAGATGATGCGGTAACCACTTCTGCGATTGCGGATGATGCCATAACAAGTGCGAAGCTTGATACCAATATTGCAGTTGCAGGAACGCTTACAGTTACAGGTGATGCAAACTTTGATAGCAATACTTTATTTGTAGATTCTTCAGCTAATAAAGTGGGTATTGGGACTAGTAGTCCTGATATGAGCTTAGAAATTGCTGGAGCTTCTGGAGATTCTTCTACTTTCAAACTTTCTGGCAGACCAGACTGGACTGCTGGTAGTGGGCAATTTAATGTAGGAAACATTTATGGAGAAAATCTAGGAGCAGGTGTTAACACAACACGAATTAAACTAGATGGTGATGATGTTTCTGGTAGTATGATTTTTTATACTGCAAATTCTGGCTCGTTAACATCTGCAATGGTCATTGATAACTCACAAAATATTACCATGTCAGGAACAGGATCATTAACTCTGCCTAAAGGCACAACAGCACAACGACCTTCTTCACCTGTCAATGGCATGATTCGTTACAACACAACCCTTGACGCCACTGAAGAATATAGAGGTGGTGCATGGGTAAATCTTTCTTCACCCCTAGCTGCAACAGGTGGCACTATTACTACTAGCGGTGATTACACAATACACACCTTTACATCTTCAGGAACATTTGAGATCACTTCAGGAAGTGGTGAGATAGAGTTTCTAGTAATAGCAGGAGGCGGTGGAGCTTCTGGTCGTGATATTGGTGGTGGCGGTGGAGCTGGTGGATATCGTTCATCAGTTACAGGCGAGTCATCAGGTGGCGGTGGAAGTGCAGAAACTGCATTAACATTAGGCAAAGGAAGTTACACAGTTACAGTAGGTGCAGGCGGAGCAGGAGGTGCTGATGGTGATGTAGCATCCAAAGGAAGTGATTCTGTTTTTGCTACCATTACTTCTGTTGGGGGTGGTGGTGCTAGGTCATACAGTGTGGCTCAACCAGATGATGCTGGAGGAGGTTCAGGCGGTGGCGGTGCTGGTATTACATATTTGACAGCAGGCTCTGGAACTTCAAATCAAGGATATTCAGGTGGAGATGGTGCATCGGGATCCGAATCTACTTATGGTGGAGGAGGCGGTGGTGGAGCTGGTGCAGCAGGAGCAGCGGCAGGGTCAGCTGCTAATGTAGGAACTAGAAATGGTGGAGATGGGGTGGCTTCTTCTATTACAGGTTCATCAGTAACCAGAGCTGGTGGCGGTGGTGGTGCTGGGCATAGGACTACAGGAAATGGAACTTTAGGTGCAGGCGGTTCTGGTGGCGGTGCTTCAGCTACAGCAGTAAATGGAGTTGATTCAAACAGAAATGGAACAGCAAACACTGGCGGAGGTGGTGGTGCATCAAAAGGCGTAGGTCAAACTGGCGGTACAGGTGGATCAGGAATAGTTATAGTGAGGTATATACCATGAGTAAATATTGGGCAAAAGTAAATAAAGGCATAGTACAAAAGGTTATTGTTGCAGAAGAAAGTTTTTTTGATACTTTTGTTGATGATTCAGCAGGGCAATGGCTAGAAACTAAAATGGATGGCTCTATAAGAAAAAATTATGCAGGCATAGGTTTTTCTTATGATTCAACAAGAGATGCTTTTATTCCACAAAAAATATATGAATCATGGACTTTAAATGAAGATACTTGCCAATGGGAAAGCCCAATAGCATATCCAGATGATGGCAATTCATATGATTGGAACGAAACAGATCAACAATGGGATGAGGTTACCTAATGGCAAACACACTAATACCAAGTGAACTCCTAGCAGACGATTCAGTCACGCTAGATAAAATGGCAGGTCTTGCTAGGGGCAAGATCATATACGGTGATGCTTCAGGCAACCCTGCAGCACTTGCCTTGGGAACTAACGGTCAAGTGTTAAAAAGTGATGGCACGGACATAGCGTGGGCTACAGATGCAGCAGGAACGATCACAAGCGTAACCAACTTCACCGATAACAGAGTCGTTACATCAAGCGGTAGCACCACTTTAAATGGTGAAGCAAACCTAACTTTTGATGGGTCTACATTAGCACTTACAGGTGCTTTAACAGCCACTACAGTAAATGGCATAGCAAGTAAAGCCTTTGGCACAGACTCCATAATGATTGGAGACTCAACTACAGGCACAATTAATGCAGCAAACGACAATACAGGTTTGGGTGTTGATGTTTTTGCAGCTTTGACAGAAGGAGACCATAACGCAGTTATAGGTTGGAGTTCAGGATATTCATTAACTACAGGTAGTTATAATACTGCTTTAGGCTCTAGTTCTTTATATTCAAATTCCACAGGTGATGAAAATACTGCTGTAGGCTATAGAGCTTTAGTTTTGAATACTGCTGCTAACAATACAGCAATAGGTAGTAAGGCTTTAGAAGCAAACACCACAGGCGAAAGAAATACTGCGGTTGGTTATAATTCTGCTGCTGCAAATACCGAAGGCTCAAGAAATACTGCATTAGGATATAATTCTTATGTTGCTGGCACAACTGGTGATTTCAATGTTGCAATCGGTTATGGTTCATTAGATGCAAATACAACCGCAAATAATAATACTGCTATTGGTTATAATTCACTAACATCAAATGTAACAGGAGCAGATAATGTTGCAGTAGGTTATGCAACACTACAGTTAAATACAGTTGCAGATAACACAGCTGTTGGTAAAAGTGCTTTAGCAGCAAACACCACTGGGCGAATTAACACTGCGGTTGGTAAAGGCTCAATGGCTGCCAATACCACAGGTGGAGATAATTCTGCTTTTGGTGGTTTAACTTTAGATGCTAATACCACAGGTGGCTCTAATACAGCATTAGGCTATGCAGCCCTAAGTGCAAACACAACCGCATCAAACAACACAGCAGTTGGTTCTCTTGCTTTATTAGCAAACACCACAGGTACAGCTAACACAGCAGTTGGTTATTATACTTTAGCTGCAAACACCACAGGTGGTGGTAATCATGCCTTTGGTCAAAATGCTTTATCAGCAAACACCACAGGTACTGATAATGTTGCAGTGGGTTACACAACCCTAGATGCTAATACAACTGGGATTCATAATGTAGCAGTGGGCAATTATGCTGCTACCGCAAATACTACAGGACAGTTAAACACAGCCATTGGACATGAATCCATGTTTGTAGCAACTACATCACAAGGCTCTGTAGGTGTTGGACGAAGGTCGCTATATTCTCTTACAACTGCAAATAACAACACAGCAGTTGGTTACCTTTCTGGTTATGCCATTACAACAGGTGCACAGAATGTATGTCTAGGAACAAGCAGTGGTCAGTCAACTCCAACCACAGGTAGTTATAATACACTCTTAGGGTATGGCACAAACTCAGGTGTTGGTGGTTCATCAGGAAGAATTGTCATTGGAACTAACCTTGCTGGAACATCAGATAATAGAGTTGTTATAGGTAATGGCACAAGTCATATTTACAACGATTATAATTCTAATGCTACTTGGACACATTCATCTGATGAAAGAAGTAAAAAAGATATAGCACCTTCAAGTCTTGGTTTAGATTTTATTAACGAATTAAAACCAGTAACTTATAAATTTAAAGCACCTAGCGAGTATCCTCAAGAATGGGAAAGTTATAATGCTACTAAAACAAAACCAAGCGATGAAAATACTCAACATGGTATGATTGCACAGGATGTTAAAGAGGCATTGGATAAATTTGGCATAGAAGATTTTAAAGGATGGGATGTTTTGCCTGATGGAAAACAACAAATATCCGAAGCTATGTTTGTCTTTCCTTTAATTAAAGCAATCCAAGAACTTTCAGCAGAAGTTGAAACACTTAAATCACAACTAGGAGAATAAAATGACAGTAACAGAAGTCTTAACAGCAGCAACCGATAGCGTAACGCTTATCAACGCTATTAATGATAGTACACATGATGTAACAGGAATGACTCAAGAAGAAATTAACGATATGGTTCAAAGAAATGTAGACCATCTTGAAATCATACTTGAGTATACAGACCCTAATGTTAAAGGCTCATCTAATAGTAAAAAAGCAGATTGCACTTTAGCTATAGCAACAGGTAAGTCTTATATTTCCAATAATTCTTAATGATGCTAAGATAATAATTTTTACAGGAGTAATTTATGGCAGAAGCTAAAGAAAACGGAAACACTTTAACCATTGACGGAGTTGCACATGATGCAGACTCTTTCTCAGACGAGGGTAAACAACTGTTTGTTGAACTATCTATCGTTGAGGAGAAGTTAAAGCTATCCAACCAAAGATATAACGAGGTCATTGTTGACTTAAAATCACAACAAGCAGCAAAAGCTCAATATATCCAAAATATCATGGAGATAGAGGGTATAGATGCCAAGACAGAAGATAGCAAAGACGAAACAGCCAATAGCGAAGAAAAGGGCGACAAGAAAGCCAACTAATGTAAGTGCATTAGAGTTGCACGAACAGATATGTGCGATTCGCTATGAGAACCTAGACAAGAGATTAGAATCAGGTTCAGCTAGATTCGTTCGCATGGAAGCTATGATATGGGGCTTGTATGCCGTTATCGTTGGCTCTTATTTATTAGACAAGGTGGCATAATGGCAGGATTAGTAGTAGAGACAGGACCAACCCAAGAACCAGTAACTTTACAGGAAGTCAAAGAGTATCTTAGAGTTGATGATGCAACAGACGAGAGAGTCGTAAGACCTTTCATAGAAAGTGCGAGAAGATTCTGCGAAGAACATACAGGCAGAGCCTTGATGTCGCAAACCCTCATACTTTACCTTGATGCCTTTGAAGATCGGTTTGACCCCTTGTGGGAAGGCGTAAGGACTGGTCCATACCTAAACTACTACAAGAACTATGTGGTCTTGCCTAGATCACCAGTAACCTCTGTAACCCACATTAAGACCTATGATGATGCGGATGTAGCAACTACCTATGATAGTTCTAAATATTACTTAGACAGCGCGAGAGAGCCTTCTAGGGTGGTTTTAAGAACAGGCGAGACATTCCCCACAGCACTCAGAGTAGCAAACGCCATAGAGGTCAAATATGTAACTGGCTACACTTCGCAATACAACATTCCTGAACCCATAAAGCTAGGTATCATGCAACACATAGCTTACCTTTATGAACACAGAGGTGATATGTATGATGCGAAGCTACCCTATCCCCCCATGTTGAGATCATTGTACGCACCCTATGTAATTCATAGAGGGATGGGTTCATCCTCTCTAATGGCTCTCGGTTAAGATGGCTAACAGTATCGGCAAGATGCGTTATAGGGTAAAGGTTGAGAGAGCAACCAATACTAGAGATGCAGGCGGTGGCTTATCGCAATCCTTTGGCTCTGTGGCAACCATCTACGCAAACATCAAACCCAAGAACGCTAACAGCACATACAGACAGGGTATGTTGCAGGAAAAGGTTACGCATGAGATCACCATACGCTACATGAAGAACATAGACACCAACAGCAAGATCACCTATGGCAACAGGTCTTTTGCCGTCAACGGCATAGTCAATGTAGATGAGAGAGATAGATTCCTTACATTGCTTTGTGAGGAAGGTGTTGCTATATGAGTTTTAAAAACTTAGATGCTTTTAAGAAAAGATTAGACAAGAGACTTACAACTAAAGCACATGGTAATGCGAAAGCTGCAGTTACAAGATCAACTATGCTCGTAGAAAACTTTGCAAAAGCTAGTGTAATGGCAGGTGGTACTGGTGCAACAGTCCAAAAATATGACCCAAGAAGAACTCACACTCAGTCAAAACCATTATCACCACCTGCAAGTGATACAGGATTTTTAGTAAGTCAAATAACCATGAATGTTGACACAAAAGCAGACGGCAGTGTTGTAGGTCAAATTATATCTGCTGCTCCGTATTCAAAACCTTTAGAGTTTGGTACTGTGAATATGCAACCAAGACCATTTATGCAGCCTGCATTAAGAAAAAACAAAGCTAAAATATTGCAGATATTTAAAAAAGAAGGCGTTATAAGATGAGCATAGGTCAATTTCAATTACAGTCTGCCATTTATACAGCCCTTAATGTTCCTGCAATCACCACCACGCTTGCCTGTGGTGTCTATGACGAGGTTATTGAGGGTAACAGCTACCCTTTTATTACCTTAGGTGAAGAAACCGCAATAGATTACAGCACAAACAACCTAGTAGGCGCTGAAACAACTATTAATATACATATTTGGTCAAGATACAAAGGCTCAAAGCAAACCAAAGAAATTATGGACAAGGTGCATGATTTATTGCATGATGTAAGTCTAACTGTTAGCGGTGTCAATCTAATTAACCTTAGATTTGAGTACAGCGACATTATGAGAGACCCTGATGGGATAACTCGGCACGGTGTCATGAGATTTCGTGCAATTACACTAGGTACTTGAATAAATACCATTTACCGAAGTAAGCAACTGGCAGATGCCTTATTTTTTAATTAGAGGAATAAATAC